TGATGTATGGAATGGGCGTCGCAAAACTGGCGGATCAGCTAGATATTGAGACATCAGAGGCCAAAAGCTTGGTAAAGCAGTACCATGACCGCGTACCTTTCGTAAAAGGACTGATGACAGGCGTTACAAACCGTTTGAACAGCAAAGCAAGTGGCGGCGCGATTAGTTCCATCTTAGGTCGTAAGTGTCGGTTCAATCTTTGGGAGCCCGACTCCTTTGAAATGACAAAAGCTATGCCTTATCAAGAAGCAATTTTAGAATATGGTGAAACATGCCGTTTAAAGCGGGCTTTTACATACAAAGCGCTAAACAGACTGATCCAAGCGTCCGCCGCGGATATGACAAAGAAAGCTATGGTCGATTTGTACAAAGAAGGGTATCTTCCGATGCTTCAAGTCCATGATGAGCTTTGTATGTCCGTAAAGAGCAAAGAAGAGGCCGAAGCTATTGCCAAGATAATGGTAAATGCGGTAGTCTTAGAAATCCCTAGCAAATGCGACATTGAAGTAGGTCCAAGCTGGGGGGAAGCTGTATAGCTTTAAGCGCACTGCTCGTCCGCGCACTACTTCTAACTGCCCTTTTGTCCGGCTAGGTTTCGCACTGCGACGACAAAAGGGTTTTTTCTTGCGAGTTCCCATAAACTCCTATATACTCTTACTGATAAAGAAAAAAGGTAAACCCAATGGATACTACAAAATGGAAAAGCGTTCTTGTGCCCATTGAGGTGTATAAGGAAATTAAAGAACACTCTGTTGTTAACGGCAGAACGATAAGTGGACAACTCAGAGTTATGTTTGAAGTTTATTCAAAAAGTAAGGATAAAGCTATTGACGCATCCCATAAAATCGCGTACAAATAGCGCAGACATTCTCCAAATGTTTGATAGCACAATCGTTAAAGCCCTTAGTCACATGTCCTGACTAAGGGTTTTTTCGTGTGTAAACTATTTACTTGACATTATCCCATACCATGTTTATTCTGTATTCATTGGAACAGGAGAAAGTCTAATGTCTATGACAGCGAAAATCAAACTACGGGACGTTGACAACTTAGTTATATCGTCCACGTCTATAACAGCGGACCATTACGAAGACGGCCCCGATCCCGACGAATTTCTTAAAAACGCTTGGAAGATGGCCGATCAAATGGCAAACCACCTATCGTGTGCAGATGAATGGCGCTTAACCTTAACATTCGATTTAGATCTGCGGGAAACCATGGAAGAGATTATGGCAAAAATTCCATGCCGTTGCAATGAGTGTGCGCCATGATGCTTGATAGGGACATGGTAAAGAAGGGGAGATCATAATGGGACTAGATATGTATTTAACTGGGGACAAGTTTGTTCCAGAAATTGGGTGTCAGGACAAATTACCGAGGGCCAAGGTCGATAGTTATCCTGTCGAGAGCCTGCGTTTGCAGATGGGATACTGGCGCAAGCATTGGGCTCTGCATAATTACATCGACTCCAATTACTGCGAGGATGGTTCAGTTAAGATTGAGTTGGAGTCGGAAGATCTGCGTAATATTGCCGATGCCGTGGAGCAAGGTGATTTGCCAGACGCCGACTACTCAGGGGAGACCGATGCATACCACAAGGAGCCGGAGCAAGTAGCGGAGACCTTGAAGATACTACGCGCCGCCGCCGATTGGTTGGACAAGAAAGACAACACTTGGAAGTCTGTCGAATACTACGGGAGTTGGTGATGAACTTAACTGACTTCGCCGCGTTGATTGGTTTCGCTTGCGGTATTATCGTGGGCGGAACTATTGTATTTTTTACTTTAACTTTTTTATGGATATGCTGAAAATGAGTAGTCAAGATATGGATCGTCTGTTGGACGAAGTGTTTGCAAAAGTGTTTGGGAGTAGATGGTGATGGCTAAGTTCGATAACTTCGCCGCACTCGCCGCGCTCCAAGAAACTAGGCAAAAAGAATGTAGCCAATGTGGCGGTGAAGGTAAGGTCGAAACCGACGTGCCGCGGCCCGCGAACTTCGGACGTGACATAGGTGAGCTATATTCGGAATGGCTGGCCTGCGAAGATTGCAACGGGTCGGGGAAAATTAACTTGGAAGATGATGAGGAAACCGATTAAACTAAAACATACCGGAGGAGAGGAACCATGGACGACGTAGAGAAGATGATAAACAAAATTTTGGAAAGTTGTCCAAAAGAAATGTCCGCACCAACAATGTCGGCAATCATAGCAAACATCCTCAACCTATATAACTTCTCGCACCTCTGGCCGCTGGTCGTCGCTCAAACAACCACAATGCTCGAAATGCACGAAACAGAAACTGATGCCATAGAAGATGCAGATGACTTCCTAAAAAAAATAACAAAAAGAAGCATGCACTGATGGATGATGAACGCCTGATCGATGTAGTGAAAGAAATCAAAAGACTAAGGGACGAGCTTTCCGACAAACAATGGAACGATCTCGATACCGCATCCGTAAACCGCCGACTGCGGCACTTTGAAAATCTAGCAAGACAGGGAGAATTTTATGAGCCTACTTTCTGAACAAAAACTAACGCCGTTCCAAGAGAACGAACTGCAATGGTTGCGAAAGCAAGTGGATAGGTTCCAAGAAGACAAATATCGAACGGGCGAAGTCGCGGAAACCAACGCCCTAAACGTTGACCGCAATCTTTTCATCGCAAGAGAAGAATTAAGAACGTTCGTTTCAAATTTAAGGCAGGCAGGAAAGAAAATATGATCTACGATATCTCACATAAATTGGCAAAAGACGGGTTCGATAACGCCCTAGAAAACACCCAGCAGGGAGACACCATAATCTACCACGTAGGGGAGTTCGCCGCCGGAAAACATAAGCACAACGCCCTCTACGCCTACGAAGGTGGAATGGTTAAACTGGTTCAGAAAAAGCTAGGGAAATTTAAGTTTCAATACCTCGCATTGCGAACGAAGAAGAAGTTTAAGAAATGAAAAGCCTAATATGGTGGGTCACGCTGATGGCATACATACTAATCGGCGTGACTATAACGGCGCAGTTTCTGTGATTGCCGCAACCTGTTTAGCCCTCGCAATCTACTTTGAAGCCCGCGGAGAAAGCGAACACGGCCAGAGAATGATAGCCCGCGTCGTGGTCAATCGAATGAAATCTCCAAAGTTTCCAGACGAACTATGCAACGTAATCATGCAACCAAAACAGTTCTCGTTCGTTCGAAATGGAAAGATCCCCAAGCCAAAAGACAAAGCCGCTTGGGAGAAATCAAAGGCCCTAGCTAACGAAATTCTGCAAGATACCCGCCTTCTGCCCTACAGTAAGGCAGACCACTACCATGCGACTTACGTCAACCCTTTTTGGGCGCGAAAATTGTATAGAGTTTCTAAGCACGGTCAACATATATTTTACTCTTGGGATCACCCAACCGCCGTGAAAATAAGCCCTAGACCCCAAGAAAGACCTCTAAAATTGCTGGACTATCTACGCTGATTATGGTCTAAAATATAGCGTGGGTGGTGAATTTTAATAGTCTTACCATGGGGTTAAGGCGGTTGAGGTCTCGCGCTACAAATGTGCCAACTGAATAACGCAACCACCCACACCAAACCCGCAGTGTTACTACTCCCCCTCGAAGAAAAAGTTTCTTGGGTCGCGGACCGCGGAACTTAAATAACGCCGTTACTGTATATAGAGCTGAAAAATAAAAAAAATAAAAAAAGTGTTTTCAAGCCGTAACCCCTGTAACTTATGTAACTTGACCTTTAACTGTATATATACAAAGGATAATTTTGGTTACATAAGTGGTTACACCGAGGAAGTAGTAAAATGTAACCAGAAGAGAGTTGTTAAAGAGCGATACTGCCTAATGGGGGGGGTGGGGGATTTTTTTATTAAAAGATTTTTCTGGCCTATATAACAGGAACGGTTGTATAAGAGTTTTATCTAATAGTTAAACTGTGAGAGGCGAGCATGGCTGTAGTTAAAAGAGGGCGTCCCGTAAAGAAAACAAAGTTTGGGATAATACCCTCTCCGCTTCTGATTAAAGAGCGGGCGGTTCCAAAACATAATAAGCTTGTAGACCCCGATAGCCCGCGTTCAGATCCCCGTGGCCGCAAACGTATTTCTGTAGATACTAAGCTTACACGCAAACAGGAGCTTTTTGTTAAAGAGCTTGTGAGCAACGATGGCTTGATAACTTTCAAGGAAGCCGCGATAAAAGCGGGGTATCCGGAGAGTTCCGCCCATACCCGTGCTTATGAGCTAACCAATCCCCACAAATGTCCGCACGTTGTTGCCGCCATTAAAGCGTACCGCGCAGAATTAGACGCTAAGTTTGACGTAAACTACGGCAGACATATTAGAGCGCTTCAACAGATTAGAGATGTGGCTTTGGAAAACGGCGCTTATTCTGCGGCAGTGCAAGCAGAGTATCGAAGGGGCCAAGCGCAAGGCGATATTTACGTTAGTAAGTCAGAGATCCGTCACGGTAGTATTGACAGTATGAGCAAGGAAGAAGTTTTAAAAGCTTTAAGCGATTTGAAAGAAGGCTATGGCGCAAACGTTATTGACATTACCCCAACCGAAGATGCCGACAGAAGCGGGCCTGTACCGCCAGCTAAAAGCCGCGCTAAAAAGCCGAAGAAAGTGGCATCTAACAAGGATTGAAAATTGGATAGGCCAAGGCATCCCCGATCTTTTGGTTTGTGACGAGGCTGGAAAGTTTCATTTTGTCGAACTAAAGTTTTGTAAAGCTAACGCGGTTAATCTAAGCCCGCATCAGGTTGCGTGGCTCACACGTCACCGTACAAGCAGCAGTTGGGTTTTAGTTAAGCGACAGGCCAAGGCGGACGCTAAGGCC